GCCGCACAAGAGCGCCGGCTGGTTGCGTACGCGCAGGCTGCAAGGGCTGGCGCGTTCACGGGATGGGGGGGATAGGCAATGAGCGCGATGTCGTCTCAATGACACACACCTATCTGGTCGGTCAGGATGGCCGCCCGTTCCTCGATGAAGAACGGGCGGTCGCGGAGATGCTGGAAAGCGGGGCGCTTGTTCTCAGCGAGCAGGCTTGGGGGTATCCTGTCACCGTCGAGGTGAACCTTAACGACATCTTCGTGGCCGGCGCGGACTCTGCCCCGCTCGCCCGGCACATGATCGAGCGGATGTACTGGGCGCATTGCGACCCGCGCCCGGGCGCCATGGTGGAATGGCTGTGCGAGCACTATGGGGATAGGCCGTGGCGGGAGCGGGTGTAGCGTGATCATCGGCGTTGACCCCGGCACGTCCGGGAGCCCTGGTGGCGGGCTGGGGATCGCATGGGTGAGCGAGGACGAGGAGGCGTCCTTAACGATGGTGCGCGCCCCGCACGAGAGCCTGGCCGGCTACTGCTGCCGGGTGCGCGACCAGATCGAGGCGTTGCTGCCGCCGTGGGCCGAGGGGTCTATGGTGGTCGTCGAGCAGCCGTTCTTTAACCCAAAATTTCCTGGGGCCGCGCGTGGGCTGTTCCGCGTGGTCGGGGTGGTCGAGGAAATCTCGGAGCGCATGGGTGCGGCGGTGGTGGGGGTGTTCCCGCCGACGCTCCGGGCTGCAAGCGGCGTGAAAGCCAAAGGGAAGGCGGGAAAAGATCAAATGATCAACGCGATGAAAGCCCGCGGGCACAGGCCCGCGAACGAACACGAAGCCGACGCCTGGGCGTGCGTGGAGCACGCCCTGCGTCACACTGTCCCGGCATGAGGCTGTGCTGGACGGAAGTGTTGGCGGGCGCTCCACGCTTGACCCGCCGACATTCGACGCGCTGGGGTCATTCCCGCTTCCTGGCAGGAGGCTCCCGCACAACATAGAGGCGGAGATGGCGCTGCTGGGCGCCATCCTCGTCAACCCGCGAGCCTACGAACGGGTATCTCCTTTCCTCAAGCCGGAGCACTTCTGCCTCGCCGAGCACCGGCGGATCTACGAGAATTGCGCGCAGCTGGTCGAGAGCGGCCAGCTGGCCGACGTGGTGACCATGAAGAGTCACTTCGACAACACCGGCGTGCTGGAGCAGGTTGGCGGCCCCGGCTACCTCAACAAGCTGGTGGATTGCGCCGTCACCGTGATCAACGCCGGTGAGTATGGCCGGCTGGTCTACGAGCTTCACCTGCGCCGCGAGTACATCGCCGCCGGCGAGGACATCGTCAATTGGGCATATGGCCACCTTGACGAGCGCGGACCGGCCCCGCCGGGCGAGGTGCTGGAGAAGATCGACTCGCTGCGCTGGCGGGCGGTCGGCTCCAAGCTGGAGGGGCTGGAGAAGTATGCGTTTTGCGACATCCACTTGGTCAAGACGCCGCCGGTCGACCCGCTGCTTGGCGGCTGGTTGCACCGGCAGTCGCGCGCCTTCGTCTCGGGCGCGAAGAAGTCCGGCAAGAGCTTCCTCACGATGGAGCTCATGCGCGCGGTTGGCGCTGGTGAGAGGCTGCTGCATTGGGCGGGCAGCGGCAAGCCTGTGCCGGTGCTTTACGTGGACGGCGAGCTTGGGGTGGCGGAGTTCCAGGCTCGGCAGAAGTGCTTCCTTGAGCGCTACGACGGCGACCGGCGCAGGCTGGGGCTCGGTGTCGGGCTGCACTTCGATATCTTCCCGATCCCGCCCATCGACACGCAGGCCGGGCAGCAGATGGTCCTGAACGCCGCGGAGCAGATTGGCGCAGGTCTGGTCATCCTCGACAACTGGACGGCGCTGACGGACGAAACGCTGAGCGACGACACCACGACGAAGGCGATCCGCCCGCTGCTGAACGAACTCATGCGCCGGCGGATCGGCAGCATCAGCGTGGTGCACGCCGGCCATGACGAGACGCGCCCGGTCGGCTCGTACGCCCAGGGCGCGCTGATGACCTCGCTGCTCCACCTGACGCGTGATCCGGATGCGCCCGCCAACGAGTGCCGGGGCATGGTGACGTGGCACAACACCCGGTCGGCGCGGCCCAACGACCCGGACTATCGCGACTTCGCCTACGAGCTCGACGCGGAGTCGTCCGCGTTCGTGGAACAGGGCGGCGGGCAGCAGCGCCGCCGGTCACCGCAGAACGCCGAGGTGCGGTGGGCGCTGGAACAGATCGACCAGTGCCTGTTCAACTACGGCGTGGTGCTGGCTGGCTGCGCCATCCGCCCGCCAGGCACCTCTGCTGTCACCCGGCAGCAGTTGACGGAATGGTTTCGGCGCCGCGGCGAGGGTACCGACCAGGACTACGCCAAGCTGATCAAGAAGCTCCTGATCGACGGATTTCTCGCCCGCGACGGAGATTACCTCTGGCGCTGTTGACACAGCCTCAAAACTCTGCGACTCTGCACACATCAGGTAACTGGGGACAGAGGACCACGCCCGATGGACGTTGATGATTTCGTTGAAGGAGCAGAAGTGATATCTCGCCGTGTGAAGTCGATAATCATAGCCACCGACGAACAGGGCAAGGCCGTCGTCTTCTTCAGCTTCGGGGAATATGGAGAAAGCTTCTGCCTGACTCGCGATGTCGCGAGCCACTTGGTCGCCGGCTTGCAGCTGTACCTGAAGCATGCCAAGCGCGAAGATCACGCCGATGGTGCGACCGGCATGACCGGCGACTGCGAAGGGGAAGGGTGACATGTCGAACGACCTCGCGGTGGTTCAGAACTACACGCAGGAGCAGGTTGACCTGATCAAGCGGACGGTGGCCAAGGGCGCAACCGACGACGAGCTGAGCATGTTTATGGCAGTCGCAAAGCGCGCCAGGCTCGATCCGTTCCTGAAGCAGATCCATTTCGTCAAGCGCAAGCAGAAGACAGACGATGGCCGGTGGGTCGAGGTCGGGGCGATCCAGGTTGCCATCGACGGGTATCGCGCTATCGCTGAGCGCACTGGCACGCTCGCCGGGATCGACGACGCCATCTTTGACAGGGAGGATCAGCCGCACCCGGGGAAGGCCACGGTTTCTGTCTATCGCGTAGTGGCCGGGCAGCGCGTTCCGTTCACGGCATCCGCCCGCTGGTCCGAGTACGCCGCGACCTATAAGGACGGCAACCCACAGCCGATGTGGAAGAAGATGCCATACCTGATGCTGGCTAAGTGCGCCGAGAGCCTCGCGCTGCGCAAGGCGTTCCCGAACGACCTGTCCGGCCTGTACACCAACGAGGAGATGGCTCAGGCAGATGACGGCGAGGTCATTGAGCATCCCCCGGCTCCGGTTGAGCCCGAGGTGTTGCAAGGGTACATCGACCGGATCAACGAGGCGGCGGATGTCGAGGCGCTCCGCGGGATCACTGGCGCCGGCCTGAAGTTCTACAAGGAGCGCGGGGACGCCGTTTCCATGGAAGCGATCCGCCAATCCGGCAAGGCCAGGGCCGCGATGCTCACGGCGAAGGAACCGTCGCACCAGCCAAACACGCGGCTGACGAAGCCGCCGGAAATCACCGAGGACGGGGAGGTGGTGGGGTGAGCGAGGAGGGGCGGTGGTTCCCGTTTGTAGTCACGGCAGGTGCCACAGCAATTGTCATGCTGTTCCTGTTTCTGCTCTTCGTGGCCGCGACCGAGGGGATTGCTTGGTCTAGGCCGTGGCCAGACGTGCCGTCTGAATTGGTCAAGACGCCCGGCGGAGGAAAGATCGATTACACATCGGGCGACACCGAGGACAGCAAACAGCCGTGGTGTTTCGTGGTCCGCAAGGTGACGTTCGATAGCAAGGGCGCAGAGGGAGAGTCGGGCAACGGCTCCATGGTGTTTGCGCGGACGTGTGAGGAGCTGGCGCTAGATTGGATGAAGGAGGGGAAATGAAGATCGACGGCATTCTATGGAAAGTGAGGCGCGAAGATGGCCGCGTGCGGCTCTACCTAAGGAGCGAGGCTGGGCAGGTCGTGGTCAAAATGGAGACAGGCATGGCCATGGAGGTTGCTCGCGAGCTTGCGTTTGCTGCTGCTGGCGGCGGCCCGTCCTCGATTGCGCTGGAGAGGGGCGAGTGAACATCGAGTGGCGGTTTCAGGATGGCGCCAGCGGCGGCGCGGTGACGGCGTTCTTCGGGCGCTGCCGGGTCACGCAGTACCCGAACGGAGGCATGGTCGCGACGCTGCCGGCGAAGCCCACGAAGGAAGAGCAGGCGGCTCGGAACGAGATGTTCGCGCGGCACGCCAAAACCGGCAAGATCTGGATGGATGCGACATGACCCTCATCTATTCCCGTCTCAGCGACGGCAGCACGAACCCGGCGTGGCTGGAGGCCCGCCGGGGGCGCATTACCGCCTCCGAGGTCCATCGTGTCATGGGCACGCCGCTCAAGCGCGGAACCTACTTGCTAGAGCTGCTAACCGAGCGTTTGGTCGGCCAACTCGGCGAGCAGAAGGTCACGGAGTTTATGCAGACGGGGATCGACCGTGAGGTGACGGATGCCCCGCTTCGCTACGAGGACGAGACAGGGCGTGGCCTGATCCAGGGATATTGGATCTGGGACGAAAAGCGCGGGCTTGGCGGCACCCCAGACTTCATCGTTGAGGACGGTGGCGGGATCGAGGTGAAGTGCCCGCAGCCGAAAGCGGCGGTGGCGGCCCGCTTCAGTGGGGGGCTTGGAGCAAAGTGGCGCGATGAGGAGGCGTACTACTGGCAGTGCGTAGCGTGCCGACTGCTGACAGGCGAGCCGTGGTGGGAGCTTGTGGTTTACAGCCCAGAACTAGACGACTACGGGCTCGGCCTGTATATCGACCGCATCGAGTATGACGAGGAGGAAGACTCCAGGCTGGTCGACGCGGTGTTCGAGGCCAACGCCATCCTCATCAAACAATACGACGAGGCGATGATGCCGAAGCGGCAGTGGGTGGAGAAGACGTTGATCCCGGCCATCGAGCGGGCGACGTCGCACGAGGCCATCCAGGAGTTGGAGAACGAGGTCTACAAGCTGGGGCCCGGGGCCCTGCCTCCGGGACTGATCAAGGCCATAGACGCCGCGGTGCGGGCAAAGACGCGGACGCTGCCAAGCCCAATTGGAGCATAGAGAGGAGTTTCTGAAGATGAAGTACGTGATCGTGAGGACGTATTCGGCTGGCGTGTTCGCCGGCTTTCTCGACAGCAGGGACGGGCAGGAGGTGACGCTCCTCCAGGCCAGGAGGCTGTGGCGATGGGAAGGCGCGGCGTCGCTTAGCGAGCTTGCTGTGCGCGGCGTGAAAAAACCGGGCGGGTGCAAGTTTCCAGTCGCCGTACCACGCGTCCTGCTGACGCAGGCCATCGAAATCCTCGATGTTACCGATGCGGCCAAGGCCAGCATAGACGCCGTGCCGGAGTGGCGCGCGTGAACGGCTACGGCTACGGCTCCGGCTCCGGCGACGGCTCCGGCTCCGGCGACGGCGACGGCGACGGCGACGGCGACGGCGACGGCTACGGCTCCGGCTACGGCTACGGCTCCGGCTCCGGCTCCGGCTCCGGCTCCGGCTCCGGCGACGGCTACGGCTCCGGCTACGGCTACGGCTCCGGCTACGGCTACGGCTCCGGCTCCGGCGACGGCGACGGCGACGGCTCCGGCTACGGCTCCGGCTCCGGCTCCGGCTCCGGCTACGGCGACGGCGACGGCTAGAAGAGAGGAAACAAGATGTCATCGCTGAACAAGGTCATGCTGATCGGCAACCTCGGGCGCGACCCGGAGGTGCGTACGGTAAACTCTGGGCAGAAAGTGGTGAACCTAAGCCTTGCCGTTTCTGAGCGCTGGAAGAACGCGAACGGAGAGACGCAGACGCGTACCGGATGGGTGAAGGTAGTAGTGTGGA